TGATACTCCAGCATTTGCTGATGCACAAATAACAGATGTCGCTGCTCAAAAAGCAGACGAAACAGAAGTCACTGCAATAAGCGCAAGTGATGAACAAAACAACCAAACCGAAAGCGAGGTCACTTCAATGGCAAATCCAGAAGAAGTAACTCCAGTGGTCGAAGCTGCGCCAGAAGTTGCAGTGGAAGCCTCTAAAGCAGTAGCAGCACCAGTTGCTTATGCAAAGCCACGCGTTAACACAAACGTAACAGCTGGCGAATACGCAAAAGCACAATTCAATGCATTACAAGGCAACCAAGATGCACGTGATTTAGTTGCAGCAATTGATGCAGCAACCACATCCGAAAACATCGGAGTTGTACCACCAACATACCTACGCGATCTAATCGGCATCATTGATAACTCAATGCCATTTGCTGACTCATTAGAACAAGGTGTGTTACCAGCATCCGGAATGAAATTTTACCGACCAGTTCTAGGTGTTCAGGCCACAACAGCTGTGACAGCAGAAGCAGTTGAATTTGATTCAACTGATACAACAATCACTTCAAAAGAAATTGATGTTGTAAAAATTGCTGGCGCAAACAAAGTATCTGTTGAACTTCTAGACAGATCAGACCCAAGTTACCTAGACACCCTCTTAAGAGAACTAGCTGCATCATGGGCTCAAAAAGCAGATGCATACGCATTCTCAATTGCAGTAGGTGCACCAGGAACTTCAACTGGTGGAACACTATACGCAGCAATTGCAGATGGTATTGCAGATTCATACGGCGTACTACGCAAGACTCCTAACAGATTCCTTGCAGACACCGGAAACTTTGCTGAATTGTTAGCAGCAGTAGATGGTTCACAAAGACCACTATTTGCAGCAGCAATGCCACAAAATGCAGCAGGTCTAATGACCCAAGGTTCAACAGCAGGAACAATCGCAGGATTGGGATTAGTTGTTGATCCAAACATTGACACAGGTACAGGCATTAAAGGCGTTGTTTATTCAAGCGATGCTGCAACCATGTACAAGTCAAGTGCATTCCAACTTCGCACCAATGTTGTTTCAACAGGTGAGGTCGAGATTGGAATTTATGGTTACGTGGCTGCGTGCAGCAAGTATCCAACTGCGTTCCGTAATTTGACTGTTGCTTAATTAGCGACCAAAGAGTTGCCTGGCAGGTTAGACCCCTGTCCTGCCAGGTAACACCACACGAAAGGTAAGACATGGCATCAATTATCACACCAGCAGAATTAAGAGCTGCATTAAACGGAGTTTCGTCAACCCTTTACAGTGATGCCGTATTAACAGAAATCATTGACACAGCCGAATCAGTTGTCGGCAATTTACTTGTTAAATGGAACGCACCAATTGACAAACATTATTCAGAAAGTGCAACATTAAGCACATTGCACACAACTAAACCACACAAATTTTACAAAACACAAACAGTCGCAATTGAAGGTGTTGAAGCACACATTAACGGCAACAAAACAATTGCAGAAATCGTTGATGATTTTACATTTAAGATTACAACTACAAGCGCACCAGTACATACTGATTGGCGCAATGTCATACCTAACGGACTTGCAGCTGAAAACGATTTGTCACAATACGCAGATGTTGCACCAGTTGAATCAGCAGTCTTAACAGTTTCATTGGATGTATTTAAAGCACGCACATCAGCCGGATCAACACAACAAGGCCTTGATTTTGTCCCACAACCTTACATTTTAGGCCGCACCATTCAAAACAGAATTGTTGGAATGCTTGGTGCTTACATTGATGTTGAGGCGTTAATCGGATGACATTAGCAACATTACGCGCAGCACTTAAAACCCAAATCACATCAAATAGCGTTTATTCAGTTGTTGACTTTGGTGCAGAATTTGTTACAACTCCAAGCATTATGATTTTGTCAGCTGATCCATGGCTTGAACCAGTAACTATCGGAAACAACAAAGCATGGCGCGTCAGATACATACTAGAATTAGTTGCAGCACCAAACACAAATCCTGGTGCATTAACGCAACTTGAAACAATGGTTAGCACAGTCTTGCCATTGATAGGACAAACTTGGCAGATACAATCCGTTTCGAGCCCAAGGATACGACAAGCGAATACCAGTGATGTTTATTCGGTTGAAGTATCAATAACTACAATCTACAATCCATAAGAAAGGAAATATATGCCAAGCACAGTAATTACTGGTAGATCGATTGCATTCACATATGACTCTGTGAACTATGACGACCAAATAATCAGTGCAACTGTTACACTAGATGATCCAAACTCAACTGTTCAAACCTTGAATGGATTAGTTGATTATGTAGTGGACAAAGAAATTGGAACACTAACAGTAGAACTATTACAAGACTGGGGCGCAACAGGCTCAGTTTGTGATGACATTTGGGGCGATGCTGATACAGCACCAACCACATTAAAAACTGTTACAATAACAATTAACAGCAAAGTCATGACATTAAGTGTTTTGCCAAAGCGACCAGATTTTGGTGGCGCTGCACCTGAAGCATTAACTGTTTCAGTAACAATGCCAATTCGCGCAGTTTCAATCGCTTAACCTACCGACAGGGGTCACCTTAAATGTTTAAAATACAAATAGAATGGACGCTTGCAAATGGAAAGTCTTACGAAGAGTGGACTATTCCATGGGAAATTGCACAAGCTGAAAAGGAAACTAAAACAACTTTTTTGGAGCTGTTCAAACGAGAATTGCCACCAAGCCTTGAACAACAATTCTGGCTTGCCTACCAAATGCAAAAACGACTCAGTGATAAGCCAGTTGGCAAGTTTGAAGATTGGCGATCAACAGTTGTTCACATCAATTCAAAGGATTTTGCAACAACAAATTTTACACAGCCGGAAGCATAGAACGGACTTTGATAGAACTGGCCGTCATTTCGCGCCAACCATTGTCAGAGTTCAAAACGCTTTCGGCCGAGCAGGTATCAACAATTGCAGATGTGGTGAGTAGATATCATGGCAGCTAGACCTTTTGAAATCAAAATTGCTGACAACGATATTAAAGCCATTTTAAGAACTTTTAAAAACATGGATGATATTGCAAAACAAGACATGAAAAAAACAGCTAGAGACATTGCTAATGATGCTGCATCTTCTATTGGTTCAGCATTGCAAGCAACACCTCAAGGCCAAGTACTTGCAAGATCAATTAAAGTTTCAAACAGTTACAAACGTGGACCAGTGATTAGCATTGGTGGCGATACTCCAAAACTTGCAAATGGAACACCAGTTGGTGAAATTGCACTTGGTGTTGAATTTGGTGCTTATCAAAACAGACCACGCAAAAGAAAATCTGGTCAGTACACCGGATACAAACAATTTCAACCACGATCACCACGCGAGGGCAGAGGTAACGCAGGTTACTTTATCTTCCCAACACTCAAAGCATTGCAACCTTACATAACCAAAAGATGGGTCGATGAAGTTGATAGAATAAGACGCGAATGGCGCGAAAGGATTTAACATGGCAGACATTAGAACCCTGAAACTGCAACTACTTGCAGACACAGCGCAATTCAGCACAGGCTTAAACAAAGCCCAAGATGACACACAAAACTTTACAAATAAAGTGGATAAAGTTGTTGCTAACGCAGCAAAAGCATTTCTAGGCCTTGCCACAGCTGTTGGAACAGCAGCTTTTGCTATTGGTGTTTCAGCTGTTAAAGCAGCCATTGAAGATGAAAAAGCCCAAGCATCTTTGGCTCAAACTTTACGCAACACAACACAAGCAACAGATGAACAAATCAAAGCCACAGAAGATTACATTGATGCTACCCAAAGAGCCACTGGTGTTGCAGATGATCAGTTAAGACCATCATTACAAAGACTTTTAACTTCAACTAATGATTTAGCCAAAGCACAACAATTACAAAAACTTGCACTTGATGTCGCTGCCGGTAGTGGAAAATCTCTTGAAGAAGTTTCAAACATATTGGCCAAGGCCTATGATGGCAATTTTAAGGCATTGAAGAATCTTGGTGTTGAACTCAAGACCACCACAACTTCAACAAAAACTTTAAAAGTATCAAAAGAAGATTTGGCAAAACAAGAATTGAATAATGAGTCTGCTGCTTTGCGTGTTGCCTCAGCTCAGGAACGATTAACCAAAGTATTGAACAATGCTAAATCAGATTCTTTGGATGTACAAAAAGCACAAAATGCTTTGGAAAAAGCACAATTGGCTGCTGCTAGTGCGTCTGACAAATACAGTGACAGCGTTGCTAAACAAGGCAAAATTGTTAAAATTACAAAAGAAGAAAACGTATCATTTGATGAAATAGTTAAACAGTTAAATGCTAACTTTGGTGGTCAAGCAGCTATTGCAGCTGAGACTTTTGCTGGTCGTATGGAACGCATTAAAATTACAGTTAGTGAAGCCAAAGAGCAATTAGGCTTTGCTTTGTTTCCTGTATTGGAAAAGGTTGCAACGTTTATGGCCGGGCCAATGTCTGATGCTGTTAAAGGACTGGTTGATGGATTAACAAGAAAGGGCAAACAAGGGTTGACTAAAGCCTTTTATGATGCCGGAACTGGTGCAGTTACTTTTGGTTATGACATGGATTCAACAGAAGGTGCAGCATATTTGCTTGGTGAAGAGTTAAGAAATTTGGCTGATTCTATTACTAAGTTGTTAAACATTGATCCCGCTACAGGTGAAAGTTCCTTAGTTAAGTTACTTGATTTGATGACTAAACTTGTTGAAAAAACTGAGCAAGCCACAGATGCTTATGACAGATTTAAAAACTCAGCCGTTGGTGGTGCATTGATTGATATTTCTACAGCACCAATTAGAGCTGTGGGCAATCTGGCTTTTGGAACTCCTCAACAAGCACTTAACTCAGTTAACATTTTCAATAACTTTGGTGCAACTGGTGACAAAGCCCAAGCAAACAGAGTTGTTAAATCAATCAACAATGCTGCAAAGGCTGGCACAGTTAACAAATTTGTTAAGCCAATGATTCCAGGCAGATAATCATGCCTTGGTCACCAAACGCCACAGTTAAGATTAACGGCACAGCTGTTACAAATTACACACTTGAGGGTGTGCAAATCAGCATGGGTCGAGACAATGTGCAACAACAATCAGCAGCAGGATTTGCCACAATTGATTTTTTAGATTTGCCTTACACAGATGTTGAAATCTTTGACACCATTACAGTTACCCTGGACAATTACACAGGCGTTGACACTACAATCTTTACAGGCCTAGTCACCGATGTTTCAGTTTCAGTGCTTGATGCCGGGACAACAAATACTTTTATCACACAGATCAGTGCATCCGGTGCGCTTTCAGAATTAGCAGCTAAAGAAGCAAACATTGTTGGCTATGCCGAACAAAAAGATGGTGACAGAATTGTCTCAGTTGTCACTGACACTTTTGGCCTTAAATGGAATGAATTACCTGCAACACAAATTTGGACTGATTACACAACTGAAACTTGGAGTTCATTATTAGGTGTTGATATCTCAGCAATTGACACACCTGGAACATATGATCTGTTCAGTTCACTAGCTGCACCAGAACCTCTAAACGCTTTAAATTATGTCCAGATTGTTGCCGATTCCGGCAGTGGCTACATTTTTGAAACTACATCAGGTGGCATCGGTTTCCAAGATCAAGACCACAGAGCTGACTATGTGACAGCCAATGGCTTTGTTAACATCTCAAAGAATTTTATTCTTGCCGATGGAATCAATGTCACCACATCCCGAAACGACATTATTAACGATGTAAGAGTTATCTATGGCGCAGCACAAGATGTTATGCAGGTTGAAGAACTTGACTCAATTAGCCAATACGGCAGAGTTACACAATCAATTGAAACATTCTTAAAGAACTCAGGTGATGCCGATACTTTGGCAGATCGTTTAGTACTTCTTAACGCTTACCCATCACCAGTGATTCAAGGCATTCAAATACAGATTGATGCACCAACAATGTCATCATCTTTGCTTAATTCTTTGGTGGGTGTGTTCTTTGGTATGCCTGTATCTGTTACAGACTTCCCTGCACTTTTGTACCCAAATCAATTCTTTGGTTATGTTGAAGGATGGCAATGGGACATTGACCGATTTACTGCTAGAATAACATTGAATGTTTCTGACTTCACATTCTCAGCTGTGCCTGTGGCGTGGCAAGATGTTTATTCAGGTGAATTATGGAATACACTAGACCCAGCACTACGCTGGCAAGACGCTTTATTAGGAGTTAATTAACAAATGGCCACAACTACCAATTATGGTTGGACAACACCAGACGACACTGCTTTGGTCAAAGACGGTGCTGCTGCGATTCGCACACTGGGATCATCAATTGATACATCCCTTAACACAGCTCTTGGCACAAAAAAAGCCGGATTGGTATTACTGAATACAACTAGTTTTAGTGGAGTAACTGCTCAATCTTTTAACAACGTGTTCACTTCTGCTTATGAAAATTATCGTGTACTTTTTAGAGGCACTTCAAATACGTCTGTTCAAACAATAAATTTGAGAATGAGAGCAAGTGGTACTGATGCTACTGGCGCAAATTATCAAAGAATGGGTGTAAGGGCAAGTAACGGTTCTTCAACTTTGGCAGCATTAAATCAATCAGCTCAAACTTCAATTGGTTTATTTGTTTTAGATAGTTCATTTCCAACTTATTGTGGTTACACAATAGATTTTATTGGACCACAACTTGCAAGAATAACTAATATTATGGCTTATGGAACTGAGGTTGAAACTGGAACTGTTTACAGTAGAACAGTTGCTGGTACTCACGATTTATCAACTGCTTATGATGGTTTTAGTTTAATAAATGCTGGGTCTGTTAATTTTGCAGCCACAGTTTCAATCTACGGATACAACATTTAAGGAGATTTGACAATGGCTAAATCAGAAAAAATATTTATTGGAAATGATAACACAGTTATTGAATTAACTGGGGCAGATAAAGAAGCATTTTTGGCTGATATGCAAGCTATTAGAACTGAAGCATCACTACTTGAAGCCGAGTACAAAGCCAAACAAGATGCGCGTGAATCTGCTATTAAAAAACTTGCAGACATTGCCGGACTAACCAAAGAAGAATTGGCAAGTATCTTATGACCAATTACAAAGCAATAGCAGCATCCTGGGCAAGATCATTTGTTGCAGGACTCATTGCATGTTATCTAGCAGGCGTTACTGATCCAAAGATGTTGTTATCAGCAGGAATTGCAGCTGTAGCACCAGTGATTCTTCGCTGGTTAAATCCTAACGATTATTCATTTGGAAAAGTTAATGTCAAAGAAGCTGACGAACACTAAAGGCTGGACTGGCAGAGACGCAGCTCTTTGGATGGCCACAGCTCATATGGCTGGCAAGCGTGGAGTCAAAGGCATGTGTTTAAAAACATGTCGTCAAGCCTGGCAAATCCCTGCAAAATATCCAAGTGCGATTGTTGCTTGGAATAACACACCTAAGAAAAACAAATTTACTGATCCAATGAAAGCACCTCAAGGGGCAACTCACTTTTGGAAAGGTGGCAAGTTTGGCCATGTGGCTATTCAATCTGATAAACCTGGTTATGTGTGGACTACTGATTTACCTGTCAAAGACACAATAGGCAAGTTGTACTACACCGGGGTAACCGATGCTTGGGGTTACAAGTATTTAGGATGGACTAACAAGCTGAATGGGGTTGATTTAAATGTCTGAAGAAAAAGTTGAAATTCCAGATGTATTTGGTGATGCGCTAATTAACATTATGAACGTTGCCCATGAAAAGGGTGAATTGTGTACTGGCTTTGTTGTACTTATGGAAACCTACGATGGCAAAACCAAAAAACTTAGAACCATAACTTCACCTGGTATGACTGAATATCAAACATACGGAATGATTAACTATGCATCAGTGAACTTTGAATATGCAACACCGGATGATGATGATGAAGATTTTGATGATTACGATCCAGACTGGTACAAACGCCAATGACAATCAATGAAATAGTCGCTGTAATAAGTCTTGCATCAACTATACTTTTACTGATGATTCGCCTAATAGCGATCCAAACCAAAATCAAACAAACACTGTTCCCTAATGGTGGATCATCACTTGCCGACAAAATAAATGACATGAAAATTGAATTAACCAAATTACAAACAAAAACTGATATGATATGGAGTGATGTAATAGATCTCAAGAAAAAGAGGTAATCTATTAAGCGTTACTTAATACTCCCGGATTTGCAAATTCCATTCCATCACAAAAAGAATGTTGAAAAAGTTTTAGACTACATATGGGAATCAAAGATTGATGGCATCTACTGCGTAGGTGATGAAATCGATGTTCCACAACTAGGTGCATTTAACAAAGGCACTAAAGCAGAATTTGAACGAACACTGCAACGAGACTTCAATACAGCTCATAATGTTTTGGCAGATTTTAGAGAAGCCCTAGGATCAAAGAAGAAGCCATTTGTGTTACAAAGAAGTAACCACAGCGCTCGCATAGAAAAATACATTTACAGATCAGCGCCAGCCTTTGAATCAGTAACAGCTTTACGCATAGAAAACTTATTGGGATTGAACAAGTTAGGAATAACTTATCAACGCCACATGGATTTTATTGCCCCTGGAGTTTTGATGGGACATGGCGATGAGGGCGTACTTTCAAAATCAGCAGGCCTTACAAGCCTTAATTTAGCCATCAGAACGGGTCAAAACGTTGTTTGTGGACATACCCACAGGCAAGGCATCTCAAAGGCTTCTAGGGGCTTTGGTGGCCGTTTAAACACTATCTGGGGCATGGAAGTGGGACATCTTATGGATTTGCGTTCATCTGGTGCAAATTATATTAAAGAAAAGGCTGCAAACTGGCAACAAGGTTTTGGGCTTTTGTATGTACAAGACAACCATGTTGTCCCTCAGCTAGTACCAATCAACGCTAAAGGCAAGTTCATTGCAGATGGTAAAGAGTGGGGTTAGACACACCATCATTAAATGATTGACTATTCGGCCATCTCGGACATACACTCAAGAACATGTTAAGAACATCAGATGTTGCAAAGCAACTTAAAGTATCTGCACGCACTATTCAAAGATGGGCTGACAAACAAATCATCAAAGCAACAGTGCTACCTAGTGGACACAGAAGATTTGATGAAACAGAAATTAACAAATTGAAAAGGGGTCAATAGTGGGATTCTTCAACATTGAAGATTATGAACCAGTAGAGGCAAGACTTTCAAGATTCTGGGAATTACATGCAGAAGATGGAAGAATTGAAACAGAGCTGGTATCACACAACAATGGGCATTACATTGTCAAAGCAATTGTGTTTGTCGGTGATCGTCAAGTAGCAACAGGCTTAGCTGATGAACACACAGAAGCCAAAGGTGTTAACTCACGCAACGCACTTGAGAATGCTGAAACATCTGCAATTGGCAGAGCATTAGCAAATTTCAATTTTGCACCTAAAGGCAAAAGACCAAGTAGAGAAGAAATGGTCAAAGCCAATGTTGAACAATCACTTGGCGCAACAGAAGTGCCATATGTTGAAAAACCAATTACTTATCTGAAGCCTCGCAGGATTGCGACTCCAAAGATGTCTGGTTGGTTACAACGTGAACTCTCAAAGCATCTAAAAGATACCAATCAACAAAATGCTTTCGTTCAATTTGCATCAAGGCGTAAAGATGCACAGATTGTTCCGGAGTCAAATATGACATTTGAAGAAGTAAAGCCCCTTTTGGATGACATACAATCAGGCCATCTTGTTGATAACATTACAGCATGGCAACAGGGAATACCAAAGAGCCACGAAACAGCTGAACTTATAGCTGCAGGTGGAGCAGAGGATGATCCATGGACTTCTCCGGCATTCTGATGTACATGACAATCAAAACAACACAAATAGATTTACCAAGCGATTGGAAACAAATCGCAATGTGTGAATCATCAATGAACCCACAAGCAATCTCACCAACAGGCAAGTACATGGGATTGTTTCAATTCTCGCAAGCATCATGGGAATTTGTGGGACAGCAAGGCAAACCACATGAAGCCAATTGGTTCATCCAATACAAAGCTGCGCGTGATTTGCACAAAATACAAGGCTGGAAAGCCTGGCCTGCATGCTCAAAAAAACTGGGGTTAATATGACAGAAGCACTAGCAACAATCGCACAAGCAATACTCATGGCATTAGGCTTATCATTCTTGGTGCTACTAGGTGTATCCAAAACAAGAAAAGGTCAACCAGACAAAGTCAAAAACCATAGATTCAACTACTGGACTATGAGATGTGAAATCTGTGGCCTGGAACTGTACGGATCAACACAAGTCTCATTAAACAAATCATTCATGTGGCATGTGACAAACAAACACCCGGATGCACAATGAACAACAAATACACACCACACGATTACAAGTTTGCCAAAGCATTACAAGAATCAATAGCACAAGACATTGAAAACAAAAAAGCATTGTTTAAGAACCAAGAAGACATTGAACTAGCCAAACGAATCATAAGGGGTCAAGAATGAAGCACAGGGATTATGTAGCTGTCAACGCACGCACAAACTCAATCATTGCTTCAATGGACAAACTAATCCAAAGATGCATCAATTGTGGTAACTGGACATTCAACAAAAAGCATTGCAGCGTATGCCACAAGATTGTCACAGGCAAGAAATGACAACAACGCAAAAGCTAGTATTCCTGGGGTTATACTTGGTCATTATGGTATGGGCATTCAAATCATGACCACATACATTTACTGCAAAGAATGCAACAAGTTATACAACAAAGAACTAGGTTGCTCAACATGCGAACTGAAACTTTACACTGAGGAATTAGATTGAGCGCAAAACTAGTGGGATGGGCACTTGAACAACAAAACCTCACACCCATGGAAAAACTGTTACTGGTCGTACTAGCTGACCACTTCAACGATCAAGAGGGCGCAGCATGGCCATCACAAGAACGCATCGCAACAATGATGGGCTTATCAACCAGACAAGTCAGAAGAATACAAATCGAACTAATCAACAAAGGCCACCTAGAAGTAGAAACAAGAACAGGTCAATCAAACCTATACAGAATGACCACCCCGGACATGGGTGTCCTATACCCCGGACATACACGTCCTACCACCCCTGACAATGGTGTCCTACATAACTCTTATATAACTCTTAAAGAACGTTCTATCGGACATTTAAAAAAGACACAAATACCAGACAAATATGTTGCACCAAAAGATGATGCAGTTGATCCAGAAGTAGCAATCACATACATCAAAGACATAAAGAAGAAGCTGAGAAAAGCATGAGCTACTCAACCAGGTACAGAGAACTACGCAAAGCAATACTCAAACGCGATGACAACACATGCGCTTACTGTGGACAAGAAGCAACAACAGTTGATCACATAATCCCAATAAGCAAAGGTGGAGTAGACCACGAATCAAACCTGGTAGCAGCATGCACCACATGCAACTACGGAAAGAAAGATCGTGATGCAAAAACATTTGCAGAAAAAAAATACGCAGAGCAATACACAAAAATTAAAAAGAAAAATGATTTTTTTGCACGAGGAACAACAC